ATGGAAATATTGGTTCGAACGTTGGCAGTGGTATGCATGTATCAGTTAATGGATGTGATTCGCAATCGACAGGTGCAGAACAAACTTACAATACAATTCATGACATGGTGTCGGCAGCCGGATTTGTGGGCGTAACTAACATTGTTCATGAAAATAATATCTATCATACTTCATCGTTTAATGATGTATTTACTACCGCAAGATGCTTTGATGAGTTCGGAGCCTTACTTGCAAACTCAATTGCGTCAAGTGACTACAACACTTATTATCTAGCTAATAAGCAGTTTATTCTCCATAACAATGGAACTGGCGTCGAATATTATCCTAACTTAGCTTCATGGCAAGCTGCTTTTACAAACTCAGTATTAGTTCCTGCGCAACTAACAACAAACCCTGATGTTAATTCAACAATAACTGATCCAGAGTTTGAAAATGTCGCCACAAGAGACTTTAGGCTAAAGGTTACATCCCCAGATTTAACAAACAGTTCTACAGGCGGGCAACGTGGCGCATATGGCGATCCGAATGTTGTAACTATTGGTGTTGATTGGGCAATAGGCGAAGCAGCATGAGAACAATTGCAATAACAGTTTGGGTAGGTATTAACGTGCCTGCGGCTAACTTTGATTACGGTAGCATTCTATCTGCGAGAACCGTTAAAGTTTTTCATAGTGAAAAGGATTTTAAGAGTTCTAAATTTAAACCGAGTAAAAACTTTAATGTTGCAGCCGTTTTGAAAAATGGACAATTAGAGATAAAAGAACAACTCAGCAGTGAGTATGTGAATTATTTGTTTTTAGAAAATGTACCGAAGCACATTAATTTAAAAGAATTGGCAACACTGAAAAGAAAACTACAAGGTGCGTTACTTGCTAACGCTAAAATGGTCGATATACCAAACTCGGTATTTAAGCTTAGCGAAAAATTACTTTCAGTCGTTACTAAAAATAAATTCAGCACGGCAGACTTTTCAAAGCTTGAAGCTATAAACAAAGAAGAGGCTGCATAAATGGCAATTCTACAAGATTTGTTTACGGCTATCATTGCGGCCTTTTGGGGTATATCAAAAACAAACGCTAATACAACAGTACTTCAAAATGCTGGTCAACTTGAGATTGTTAATACTGATGGCACTGGTGGTATTGACGGAGTAGTTACAAGCGCACCTTATGATTTAACAGCGTTAGCCTTAGTAAATTTTATCCCCGTTCGTTTAGATGGTCGGGTTGAGCTTTGGGTTACCCCACACGATATACAAAATATAGATCCAACAACCGTCGATAATTATATGCGGCTCTATATTTCAGGCGGCGATGTAAGAATTGCAATTAGAATTGCAGGCGGTACGGTAGACGATACTTATTCAGGAAGTCATACCGCAGGTCAAGTTTTAGAAATGAATTTTCCCACAACAGGGGATGATGTTCGAATAAAAATTAATACTATTGAGCGAGACCAAATTGCGACATTCCCCTTTAGTCGTAATTGCTACATTGGCTTACTAGCATATACAGACACTATCGGCCAAGAAGTTCATATTGATACGTTTAATATGACGTATCAAGCAGCGGCCAGCGCCTCAGCTCTTTTACTTTTAACGAATAACGCATAGGACACCATCATGCAGCCATATACATTTGAAAAAGACAAAACAAGTCAATCGATTTATTTCACGGTGCAAAAAGAATCTGATGGAAAACCGTTAACAGGCTTACTCTATAACACAGCCGGTTTAGCTGCTTATTATAAACGTGGAACAACCGGCACGTTAACAGCCATAACTTTAGTAACGCTTGCATCGGCCACGGCTGCTTGGTCAAGCGGTGGTTTTATTTTAGTTTCCGATACACTTGCGAGAGCCGTTTATCGTTTAGATGTTCCTGATGCCGTTATTGCAGCGGGTGAAGATATCGTATTTATTACGCTTGATGGCGTAACCGATATGTATCCCGTGTTTGTAAAAATTGATCTTCTTGATAAATTAAATGTAAATGCTGGCGTAATTGAAGCAAACCCTGTTCAAATTGGTGGTGATGCTCAATCGCTTGCTGATTTAAAAGACTTTGCAGACACAGGATATGATCCGGCAACAAACAAAGTTAAAGGTGTTTCACCAGAACTTTTACAAAATACAACTATTGCCACATTAGCAAGTCAAATCAGCTTTACGCTTACTGCTGGTAGTGCCAATGATAATGCTTACAATGGTGCACGTATTATCGTGACGGATGCAGTAACCAGCACCCAAAAAGCTACGGCGCTAATCTCAAATTATATTGGTGCAACTAAAACAATTACGCTGAGTGCTGATCCAGCCATCTTTACAATGGCTGCAGGAGATTTGGTTGATATTGTTGCCGCTAATAATAATGCACCAACAGTCGCAGCAATACGCTCAGAAATAGATGCCAACTCAACACAACTTGCTGCAATTCTTGCGGATACAAATGAACTTCAATCCGATGATATACCTACATTACTATCTACAATTGCAAGTTACATTGATACGGAAATTGGAACTTTGATCACGGATCTTGCTGCAGTTAATACCACTACTGATGGAATACAAACGGATTTAAGTAATCCAACCGATGGCCTTGGCGCATTAAAAGCATTAATTGATGCAGTGAAAACGGTCACTGATGCTATCCCCAATTCGGGTGCACTTACATCTCTAATCGCTCACTTAACGGATATCAAAGGCACAACTTTCAATGGCGCAACTGACTCGCTTGAATCTATTCGCAATCAAGTTGGCTCAAGTGGAAGCGCTTCTTCACCTCAAGTATTGCAAAGCACTGTAATTGAAACGCTTGCAAGTCAAACAAGTTTTACGCTTGTTGCTGGTAGTCCAGATGATGACGCTTACAACAAAGCAATTATTATCATCACTGATGAAACAACATCAGAGCAAAAAGCTGTGGGTCATATCCTTGATTATGATGGTGCAACTCGAACCGTAACGCTAAGAGAAGATCCAGCGATATTTACAATGGCAATTGGCGATACTGTTAATATTCTTGCGACAGTAGATAATTTAACAGAAGTAAATGCTGTGAAAGCTAAAACTGATCAGCTTGCCTTCTCTAAAACAAATGAATTAGATGCAAACGTTAGATCTATCAATGACGAAAGTATTGTCGGTGATGGTTCTGCAACGAAGTTCACGGTTTAATTATGGCCTTAAGCCATGTCTTTGCTGATATATGGGAGCCCACCGTTTGGGATGATGTGTGGGGTACCCGTGATGTTGGCATTTGGGATAACGTGCACAGTGATATCTGGGGTGATATTTGGGTAAGACCAAACCGAATCGCCGCAATCGAGATAACAATGAAGCAACGTTCAATGATATTCACATTAAGATAAAATTATGACTGATGAAGCAAACGAAAATAGTACTAAGTACTTGGATATTGCGTTTAAGGATAAAGAGGGAAATCCTTCTGCACCCATAAAGGTTCGATATCGAGTAGATTGCATTACAACCGGTGAAGCAATAAAGCCTGAAACAATTATTACCAGCACCAGTGCTGATATGACCATTACGCTATTCAAAACAGAAACACGCATTGTCGATCCCACTAACCGACAAGAATTAAGGCGAGTCAGTATTGTTGCTGAGTACGCCGTCAATGATGAAGAAACTCAAGAATACGACTTCTACGTGAAAAACCTCGAATACATCTAATCATGCCTAAAAAGAAAACAGCGAAGAAGAAGGTTGTGAAAAAAAAGGCAGCTAAGAAGAAAGTTGTCAGTAAGAAAAAACAATCTAAAAAGAAAATCCAAAAAAAGAAAAAGTTACCCGGTCGAGTCTGTTTACTCAAGCAACCACGCAAAGACATACAAAATAAAATAGTTAAATCTTTAAAAAATGGTCACTGGATAGAAACAGCATGTTCCTTAGCCGGTATTTCAGAAGCTATATTTTATAAATGGCGCTCAAGAGGTGAAGAAGAATTAAAACTTATTACAGATCAATTAGATGCAGGCGTTGAAGATCCAGAAGTAAATGAAGATGAACTGATTTATGTTGAATTTTTAGAGGCGGTAAGGGGGGCTGATGCAGAAGCAGAAAATTCAGCTGTATTAGCTGTTCAAAGTGCCTTCTCGAAAAAAGATAAAGATTGGCGTGCGGCAATGACATTCCTTGAACGCCGATTCCATAAACGATGGCAGAAACGTGATCGTACTGAGTTAACTGGCCCTGATGGTGGTCCAGTAGGTACAGTGAGTGCCAATATTGATACAAGCAGTATGGATGCTGATGAAGCAACAAAAATGTATTTGGATATGGTAAAGAATGTCAGCAGCACTGAATAAGTTTGATTTTAAATGTGCTGATTACACAGATATTATTCTGGAACGTGCATCCCGTCTTGAAGTATTACGAAATAATCCTGAATTACTCAAAGCTTCAAAACTCCACTATAAAACACACCCTGTCGATTTCATTGAAGATTGGTTTTGGACGCATGATCCACGCAAGAACCCAGCAATGATGCCTTTTATTTTATTTCCCAAACAACGTGAATATATTCAATGGCTGTATGAAAAATATTTAAACAAAGAAGATGGTCTGACTGAAAAATCACGTGATGCCGGTGTTACATGGTTGTGTGTGGCCTTTGCTGTTTGGTTATGGGTATTCCACCCAGGTACGAAAACAGGGTTTGGTAGCCGCAAAGCTGATTTAGTTGATAAGATCGATGATCCGGATTGTATATTTGAAAAAGCCAGAACAATATTGAGAGCATTGCCACAGGAATTTTTACCACCTGATTTTTTATTTGAACAAGATGTTAAATTCATGCGAATCATCAATAGACATAATGGGTCAACCATTATTGGTGAGTCTGGTAACAATATTGGCCGTGGCGGTCGTTCTACTATGTACTTCAAAGATGAATCAGCTTTTTATGAACAACCATTAAAAATTGAAGCATCACTCTCTCAGAACTCCGATGTGAAAATTGATGTGTCTACGCCAAATGGCAATGGCAATCCTTTTTATGTGAAACGCTTTGGTGGAAAAATAGATGTATTCACCTTTCACTGGAAAGATGATCCACGCAAAGATGAAAAGTGGTACCAAAAACAGTTAGACACACTTGATCCTGTCACAGTCGCGCAAGAAATTGATATTGATTACAGTGCGTCAGTTGAAGGAATTTGTATTCCAGCCAAGTATGTACGTGCTGCAGTTAATCTTAAACTTGAAGCATCAGGTGAAAAATGCGCTGGGCTCGATGTTGCTGATGAAGGTGGTGATGATAATGTTTTACTTGGTATGCATGGTGTTGTTGTTGAATTTATTGATGCGTGGAAAGAGGGCAATACAACACAAACAACACGTAAGGCCCACAGAATAGCGACTGATAAAGGGTATGCAAAAGTAAATTTTGACAGTATCGGTGTTGGCGCTGGTGTGAAAGGTGAATCAGCTTCACTTAAAGAAACAAACAAAAAATCTAAAGTTGTTTTCATTGGTGTCAATGTGGGAATGCCTCCAACCTCAGGTTATTACAAAACAGGTAAAAAAAACAAAGACATGTTTGTTAACCTCAAAGCTCAATTGTGGTGGGAACTTCGTGATGCATTCGAACGAACATTTGAACATGTAAACAACATCAAAAAATATCCAATAGACAAATTAATTAGCATTCCGAACGATCCTCAGCTAATTTCAGAACTATCACAACCGAAAGTAGAAACAAACGAAGCTGGTAAGTTAAAGATTGAATCAAAGATCAAACTAGCAAGGCGCGGCATTAAGTCACCAAATAAAGCAGAGGCTTTGACTATTGCACGCGCAAAAAGTAATGTTTCTACCACACACGCTATGTCAAGACGGGGCAGAGTTATATGACTAAAGCAACAATCACAAAGAAAAAGCCATCACTATCATCTGTGCTTAAAAATGATCGATGGGTGAATAAAACCAATAAGTTTGGCACTAACGCTGATCCCATTACGCAAACACAATATGAATACGATAATAAACTGGGCCGCGCTCAAATTGATTCACTGTATCAACATGATTGGTTGACACGCCGCGTTGTTGATATACCGGCCAAAGATGCCACACGCAAATGGATTAAGCTTTCGCACGAGAAAGATCCTAACAAGGCCGAGCGTGTACGCGAACAAATGGAACGGTTGAATGTACGTGAAGCATTTGAAGAAGCTATCAAGCTTGGCCGCATGTATGGTGGTGAACTTATGGTTGTCGGTGCCTTTGATGGTTTGGAAGTACATCAGCCATTAGGAAAGATCCGTTCAATCGAATTTCTTCACAACACCGATCGATATCTTGCTTATCCGCAAACATTTTACAATGATGAATTAGATATGCGATTTGGGAGTCCTGAAACATATCTTGTTCAACGGCTTCAAGTTCAAGGTTCAATTTCATCAACGATTCATGAATCACGAACAATACGTTTTGAAGGTAACTATTTGCCACCGGTTGCAAGAATGCGAAACTTCGGTTGGTCTGAATCCGTCATACAAAACTTTCATGAGGCATTACGTCAATTTGGTGTGGCGAATCAATCGGCTGCAGCTACGCTCGAGGATTTTGTCACCAAGAAAATGAAAATCAGTAATTTAGTTGAATTGCTTTCTACTGATGAAGGTGAATCACAGTTAATTAATCGTATGTCTTTAGTTGCTAGCGGTATGTCAGTTCATAATATTGCTGTTTATGGTGAAGATGAAGAACTTGATAAAATGGGCACACCGTTATCACAGATGCCAGAATTATTAAATTACTTTACTGATTACATATCCGCAGCGGTAGAAATTCCCAAAGCACGTTTATTTCATAATCAATCGGGCATGTTGGGTGGTGATGCTGGTGGTAATGATTTGCGTGTTCATTATGACAACATATCGGCTTATCAAGAAAATACACTGCGTCCAAAGATAAGACAGATCATTGATATGATTTCAGAATCAATTGGCATTCAACCAGGTGAAGTTGATTTTAGTTTCAATTCATTATGGCAATTATCAGAAACCGATGAAGCCGAAGTCCGATACAAAACTGCACAGACGGATCAAATATACGTTAATGCCGGTATTGTTGAACCTGAAGAGGTTGCTATCTCGCGTTTCTCCACTGATGAACCTAACATGAGCGATATGACAATTGATATCGACCGCCGTACTAAATATTTAGCTGAACTAGCAAAACAACCGATTGACACCAATGAGCATGACGATCCCGATCCAAGTGATGTTGAAGTTGATCCCGCTAAACCAGACGATGACGAATAATTTACTCATAGACAAAGTAAACGATATTCTGGAATCGGAAGGCTTGCAACCCACTGATATTATTTATCATCGAGACACCGGCACTATTGAAATTCGTTTCACTGATAAAGTTTGTCAGCCCATACAGGAAAATACAGAAGAATGTCACTGGTAAAAAAAAGAAGGAAAGTACCGAAGCCACCTAAGTTACACCGTTTAGAAGATAGTTATTCAGCAAGCATCATGCAGTTGCTTGAGCCATATCACCATGCTGTACGTACAGTTCTCTTTCCTTTGTTGCCTCAGTTATTCGATGACTTCAAACAAGATGCGATAGATCCCGATGTTATTAAGAACGCAATGAAACTAATTCGAGAGCGTTATTCGCGTAGCGTTGACACTGATCGCGTGAACAATACCGTTAAAAACCAAGCTTCCAAAATAAACAAACAACAATATCAATATCACCAAAGAGTGATGACCGGTGTTACAGGTGTGAATCCTATTCAATTAGAACCGTGGCTTGATAACGAAGTGCGGTCCTTCACAACTGAAAACGTTTCACTAATTGAATCAATTCCTAATGAAAGCCTTACTGACGTTGAACAAATGCTTTATCGTGATGGAGCACGAAAACTTTCACCACAAGATATGCGTGAAAAGATTGAAGAAGAATTTGATGTGACTGAGGGCAGGGCGCGTGTAATTGCGCGCGATCAAGTGAGTAAGTTCAACGGTACACTAACAGAACAACGCCAAGTGAATTCAGGCATTACGCAATATACTTGGCTAACCTCAAAAGATGGACGCGTTCGAAGTAGTCATGAACATTTAGATGGTAAAGTATTTTCTTGGAGTGAAGCACCAGTGACTGTGACAACTGGGAAACGTGCTGGTGAAACGAACCACCCAGGTAAAGATATTCAATGTCGATGTCAGGCAATTCCAGTTCTGGATAAATTTTTTTGATGTTTAAGGTTAAAAGGGCTATAAATTAATTGATAGAAAAACAAACTCAACCAAGAGGAATTAAACAATGAAGAAAATATTTACCGCAATGCTGGTGATGTGCTTCACCATGTTATTCAGTATGCCAAGTATGGCTTTAACAACCGGCCATACAGAAGCAACAGCTCAATCAAACCATATCATAATGAAGAATGAATCCTTGCAGACATTAAAAAATGTCGTTGTATCCAGTATTGAAACGACTGAAAGCAGTGGATATTCAGCCGTGCACATGAAAGCAATAGATAATATTTCGATTGTGAAAGTGTTTACCCCTGTTCATCGGCAATATTTTATAAAACGCTATGACAAAGTTGTATCTGCAGTTGTCACGAAGAAAATATTTAAACCCGATAATAGTGGTTAGCAATATTTAATTTAGAAAAGCCCACTTCGGTGGGTTTTTTTTCATCCGTGAAAAATAACTTTGACTTAATATGCTGTATGGTATTTATTTACACCATGGCATTACGAATAGATAAAATAATTTTAGACGCGAGCTCACATCATCTTGATCATGATGGGTATCTTCATGCAGACAATGCTTTGCCAACACGCTCTGGTGTTTTTAAATATCGGCAAGCTGATGGAACAGTTAGGCATGAGCTTCGTCATCCAGATGAAGTATTCAAAGCCGAATCACTCTCTTCATTACTCAATCGCCCTATAACTG